CTGCACAGCAAAGTTCTGTGGGGTCTGGTCTTTACCGCAAGCGATGAGCCAGTTCTTTGTGCGTTCAAAATTTGTCATTACTTCACTCCTGCTTCAAAACGATGTTGTGTCAAACGATAGCCTTCAAGCTCCCAGATTTTTTCAAAGGCATCTCCGTAGGCAATGTCTCTACCAATCTCTGCATTAAATGCAGCCTTGTCAATGCAAGCACTCTTGCCGATGACGGTGTAGCCATTCTTCAAAGTCAAAATGCACAAGGTTGTAGTCGTACCCTCTACTTCTTTGAAGGCTATATTGGCAATCACAGACTCAAGGTAGCCAATGTCCAATGAGTTTGGAATGTCATCAATCGCTTCATAGGCTTCCTCAAATGCCTCTTTGGGAGACCAGCTTATGTAGCCATCTTTGTAGACCACGGTGTAACCGTCTTTACCATCCTTGACGAACGGCTCTGCGCTGATGATTTTTGTGCCGATGTATTTTTTCATTGGTGTCTTTCTGTTGTGTTAAATGGAGTAGCCAGCTTTGCGATATTCCAGCGCAATGTCTTCGACTGTTTTGCCATGTGCGCGTGCGTGTTGCACAAAGCACTTGGGGATTTGCATGAGGCGTTGAATTGCCTTCATGCGTTTCTTGGTGCGCTCACGCATCGCAGCGCGAAGGCTGGTGCGGTCAGAGATAGGTTGGCGAAATGCTGTCATGTTTTTCCTTTTAGTGTCCGTGGCAGAAGGAGAAGACTTCTCCGACATTGCCAAAATTTCCGTCACGTAGAAATCGAAAGTGGTGCGCATCTTGTGTCTCCATCAGGGTGTGCTGTCCTTCGCTGTCAGTGTCAATGCGCAGTATCTGCACACGGTCACAGCCACGTGGTAGTTTTCCTGTTTCTGTTGTCGGTGCTTCCTTCTTGCCACAAGCTGTCACAAGAAGGAGCATCGCGATTGCGAAGAGGGTTTTCATTACTTCACGTGAATGAATGGTGTAGCGCTGCCAGACATGGTGGCTGGCAACTTGCCATCCCACTTCTTGATTGCTTCAAGGTCAACAAACTGTTGGCCGCCTTGTGACGACACAGCCGCTGCTTTGATGCGAATCGCATCAGCAATGCCTTGCGCTTCCACACGTTGACGCTCTGCCTCAGCGCGAGCCAGCTCAACTTCCTTTTGCTTGGCGTTGATTTGGAACTGGCGATTGGCTGCTTCGGTGATTGCCTTCTCCAGTGCTGGGTCTGTTACCAAGTTGCGCACGTTTGCCGAGCGAACAAAGAACCAACCCTTGCCAGCAGATTCGTCGAGGTCTTCTTGCAAAGACTTCACCACTTGCGCGGCAATCTCTGTGCGCTCAGTATGGACAGTGGCAGAGCCACGCTTAGACACTGAGTTGTAGATAGCTTCACGTGCTTGACGTGTCACGTAGTTGATGCCGATACGAGCGCCATCTTCACCGCGCTCATAACTCACATCACCAGTCCAGCGCGTCATAATTTCTGATGCGTGTGCTGGGTCAATCTGCACGTAGATGTCCACGTCCAAGTCTTGCAGCGTAATCTTGTCGCTGGTCTGTGGCTTGAGGTCGTCGAGCGACAGACGCAACTCTTTGGCCGAGACCTCAGTCACCTTCTTGAACAGAGTGAAGTACATGCCCGGTGGCAGAGTTTCTTTTTTCACTTGGCCAAGAGTGGACTCAACGCCCACGTTGCCAGTGTCAATCTGTGAACACGCTGTCAGCCAAAGTGCAGCGATAGCAATGAGAATTTTTTTCATGGTGGTGTCAGAAGAATTTAGTTGAACCAAGCATTGCTTGTGATGCGAAGAGCGCCACAACGAATGCCACAATGAACAGAACCTTGAACAGATGATTGCCCAAGAAAATCTGTGTTGAGACTCGGTTGGCGTTACCCATGAGTTGCCACACGCAGTAGCCGCCAATCCCGAGTGCCAGCAGAAGAACAATGTGCTTCATGCCTGTTGTCCGTTAGAACGGAATGTCATCGTCCATGTCATCGAAGCCGCCACGGTTGTTGCCGTTGTTGCTGCCGCGATTGCCACGGTCATCATCGCGGTCACGGTTGTTGCGTGAACCACGGTCATTGCCGCCACGATTACGAGAACCACGGTTGTCATCGCGGTCATCGTCCTTCGGGTCAAGAGACAAAGAGAAGAAGCTCTTGCCTTCCATCTTGGAACCTTCCTTGCCTTGCTTCACCCACGCCTTGAGCCAATACTCTTTGCCATCGACGTTGATGAAACCTGTATGGGTTGGGTCTTTCTTGCCCTCGCGTTGACGCTCGTTCTTTGCGAGCATCCCGCTGTTGGTGTTGTCGTATGCCATGCCTATCCTTTAAGTTAAGTTGATGATTCGCTCCGACAAAATCAGGCCATCTGTCGAAGGGGGCGGCTGCTTCTTCTCTCTCGGTGGCTCGACTTGGGCAGCCACCCAAGTCCAGAAGTCGGCCAATCGCAAGTGCAACCAATCCCAATAATCATTGGAACGAGCCACTCGCCTGATGCTCATTTTTTCGGGCGTCCAAACAACGAAGTCACAGAAGTCTCTTCCAGTAATTTGCATACCGCCTTGCATCTGAGCCATGTAGTAGACGGGGATTTCTGGATAGATGATTCCTGAGAACGGGCATTTGATTTCGCCCAAACCTTTTTCACCCACAAGGAAGTCCGGCGAGCAACCAAGCCAATCCATAGTCGGGTGTGGAACGAAGCCCACCAAATCGACAACAACAGATTCCGCTTTTTGGTACGCAGCCACCGCATCGCTTTCATGTTCTTCTCCGTACTGGGTTGCAGGGTTGCCTTCAAAAAACTCCATGCCCATCAACCTGCGCCACAACTGTTGGCGAGAGGCGGGGCCAAGGCCAGCGGCCTGTCCAAACGAGGATGCAGTCAGCTTGCCTTCACGGGCTTTGAACCACTCATCCGTTTTCTGATGAGGGTTGTGGTTGTCGGGGGTGCTCACTCCAGACCTTTGGCCAAGGCTTGTGAGTATTCTTTGGTGGCAGCTTGCAACTCTTTGGACATAGCGCCGTAGCAAGCACGAAGTGCCTCAACAGATTCGCAGTTAGCCAACTCTTCCTTGGCCTTTGTCAATGCAGCAGCAGAGACCTTGGGTTCTGGTTTTGGTTTTGGCTCAGGCTTTGGCTCGCCAGCTTCGGGCAAGTCCTCGCCAGCGTAGATGTAGAGGCCAAGGCCGTGCAATGCAATCGCCTTTGCCAAGCATCGCTGCATGGAGGTGTTGATTTGAAATGCGTCAGGGTTGGTGATGGGTTTGTTGCGGTGGTCAATCACTGGCAACTGTGCAGTGCGCGACACGCCGAACGCATTGACTGTGCAGAACACCATTGCTGTGCCGCCAATGTCAATGAAGGGGACTTCGAGTTGGGTCTGTGGGTCTTTGCCGAACTTGTAATCCCAAGTGGCAGAGGGGTCGCGCTGCAAGAGTTCATCGACTGCATAGGCCCAGCTCAGGTAGGACAGGCCATTCTTCTTTTCGATATGGTCGTTGACGCTGACCTTGCGCAGAGTGTTGAAATTAACAAGCTCGCCAGTGGGCACTGGCGCGGGGTTTGGTGTCGTCATAGTGGTCTCCGAAACAAGGGAATTTGTTTTCTGAGGCCGATTATCTGTGAGTCCTTGTTAGTTGTAAAGGATTTTTGTTAAATGTCCTAGTGATTCACAGGGATATGTGTATGTCAAGGCGAGTTTGTTGGGAGCCGTGGGAGTTTGTTGGTGTGGGAAGTAAGCGAAACCCTATGTAGATAGGGCTTCGCAGGTTGGTGGGATTACTTGCGGCGGTAACTGCGGTGTTCAGCCATAACACCAAGCAAGTTGATGGTTGAGTGCTCCGAGCTAACTGTTGGCCAATCGTTGTTAAGGGGCACAAGCTCGAAATTTTTGGCATCGCGCTGCCGGAATTTGCGGAACGTCACCGCCCCGCCAATCTCAGCCACCACGAAGTCGCCGGGTTCAGCAGCAAGGGTGGGGTCAACCACCACTCTGTCACCGTGCTTGAAGAGTGGGGTCATGCTGTCCCCTTCAATCTCAACCGCGAACGACCCTTCGCCAATCTGTGAATCAGTCATCATTACCTTCTTGTTTTTGTTGTTGCCTCCTGATTTGAGAAACGGCAGAACATCGGATGGCGCGAGGAGGGGGACGCGCACAACAGATAGCAAGACACCTTCCAGCTCAATGCGCACCATCGGGTCGAACTGGTCTCCTTCGCCGTGTTGCAACCATGCTGGGTTGACTCCAAGCGCTTGGGCAATCTTCGTTGCATAGCGTGACGTGGTGGCTGGTGAATCTGGTGAGCAGATGTAGCTAATGGTCTGCTGCTTGACCCCGACAAGTCGCGCCAACTGCGACTGCGTGATGTGTTTTTCTGCGAGCACCTTGCGGATTCGTGCGCCTAAATCAGACATATTTTTACCCCCTAGCAATAAATAATTCTTGTGGAATGTTGTACTACTTTTTGTAACTTTAACAACATTTATCTATAAATACTAATACTAACTTGTGTATCCCACAAACACCTATGTTCTCACACTTTACCCTATCTCCCACTAAAACACAAGGGAATTAGATTGACACAGCATCAAGACACAAGGACACTTGTGGCTGATGGATAGGCATGGGTTAGCTCCCCGTGCTGAACGGTTGGTGAACTTTCAGTTCCTTTCATAGCCGACCTTCCATCCCCTTCGGGGTTTGACTGTGAAAGGCTAGAAAGAAAGCGATGCACTATTACCCCCATCACATTGGTGATTACAGGTCAGCTACCAGTCACCTATCCAACGAAGAGGACTTGGCCTACCGCCGCCTGTTGGAAATGTATTACGACACTGAGCAGCCCATCCCGCTGGAGATTCAGCAGGTGGCAAGACGCTTGCGTGTGACCGAGGCAGCAGTCCAAGTGGCGCTCACTGATTTCTTCGAGCAGAAGAAAGACGGTTGGCATCATGCCCGTTGCGAATCCGAGATTGAAAAATACAAAGCCAGCAGCACCAAGAAGTCTGTCGCTGGCAAAGCATCTGGCCTTGCGCGAGCAGCGAAAAAGGAACAGGTGTTGAACACACGTTCAACAGGTGTTGAACAAAACGCCAATGATGTTGAACTAACCAAGAACCAAGAACCAAGAACCAAGAACCATATTTCCCCCAAAGCCCCCAAGGGGGGTGGCCGCAAGTCTGGCAGGGAAGATGGGTTCACAGAGTTCTGGGAGACATGGCCAACCAGTCTGCGCAAAGTAGGCAAGGTCAAGTGCCAAGAGAAGTGGGTTGCCAGAAACCTGTCATCCATTGCCGACACCATCATTGCTCACGTCAAGCTGATGAAGCAAGGTGAGCAGTGGCAGAACGGGTACGAGCCATCGCCCATGACCTACATCAACCAAAGCCGTTGGGAAGACGGGGCCGAGAGCGCTGGCAAAGTTGCCGATGACCAGTTCGCGGGGGTGATGTGATGTCAAAAATCATGCTGCCAGCAGCCCGTGACATTTGGAACATGCGCCTCGCGGGTAAGAAGCCCAACTCTGTTGTGTTCGTGAGTCTTGTGGGCGAACTCAATGTCG